CTCTTAGGAGAGCTACTAGTACAGCCCCCCCCCGGTGGAGAAGGGAGAATTGTTATTTCTCTCCCCTTCCCACCGGGAGTATCTGTACTAGAAAGGCTGGGATGACCCGCCTTCACGCGTTGTATGACCGTGATTGGTTGGTCATGTCAACCTGGTGGAGGAGTTCGCACTTATCCCTCTGAACGGTGCCCCCCTTCGGCCCTCCGCTCCTCTTGCGAGGAGAGAAGGGGCGGGGTGGGGGGGTATGCCCGTTCAGGGGGAGTGTGGCTTTTCCTCCGGGGCCCCGTCAGTGCTTGCTAATGATGGCCGGAACCCTAGGGGTCCCATTGGCTCATTAGCTGGCTAAGGCGCAGGGCCCCAGGTCAACAATGTGACCAGAACCTCCCACATCCACCATGGACAAAGTACAAGCTTACTATATTAAGACCAAGCAACTTCTCGCTGCAAGGAAACGACAACGTTCTCGTTCGTCGCGCGGTATGCTATACCGCCTTAATCGGTGGGCTCACCTTGTCCATATGGTTAGGTGGGTTCGCGAGAATTTCTTTTCTCGTTCTGGATGTACTCTAGATCTGGTAGCTGGGTTCCTTGAGAAACTCGGAAGGATTTGGGTAACCCGGGGGACAGCTTTTGCTATCTCTTGGTGTGTGGAAGGACGTAGGTCCTTCCTCCGTGCCCTTTCCGACCCTGAGTCTCCAGAGTCTCACAAGAGGCTTGCCCGCCTTGCGAAGGAGTACCGTCTCCCCCTCAAAAGAACAGACCTGCTTAAGGTGTCGAAAGTTCATCTTCGACTTTACCTTACAGCTCTAATTATTCTGAGGGGTGAACACCTCCCTCTCAACGTGGACCTCAAACCGATTAAGGAGCCCTCCCGGATTCTGGAAGGCCTCCTTGATAAGCTTCAGGTCCATGTAAGCGGGTTCTGGAGAGAGCTTAGAAAACTCTCTCGAGATGCCAGGCTACCAGGTTGGTGGCAGTCGTATCACTTCACGACTAAGAAGGGCCCCTCCCGGGGGAATGCAATGATGGAGAGCTGGAATAATTTCCTTGCTCTCCCACCGACCCTACTCAGGTCGATTTGCACTCTCGGGGGTCCCCTTCTAGCGCGTCGAATAAGGTTCCTTCTCTCTAACAAGGACCTCTTTTGTGAGTTTCTGGGAAACTCCCCCTCGGAAACTCTCCGAAGGCTGGTTCCTCTACAAGATAAGGAGGGGAAGACTCGGGTAGTGGCGATCCTGGACTATTGGTCCCAGACCGCTCTCTATCCGATTCATGCCTGGATCTTCGCTATCCTGCGAAAGATCCCCCAAGATATGACTTTTAACCAAGGAGAGTATAAGGATATTGTTCTCGGATGGGATACTCCAGAGAAGATCGTTAAGAAGTTTTCCGTTGACCTGACTCAGGCCACGGATCGTTTCCCGATTTCTCTGCTTGTCCTAGTCCTCTCGGGTATCCTTCCTTCCGATAAAGTTTCGGCTTGGAAGGACATCATGGTTGGGTACCCCTTTACCTTTTCGGGTTCTGGGGACGTCCACTATGGTGCTGGCAATCCAATGGGAGCTTACTCCTCTTGGGCTGTCTTTGCCCTTGCTCACCACTTTGTGGTGTATGTGGCCTGCCGGCAATCTGCCGTGCAATGGTCCACTTGCAAGTACGTCCTCCTTGGGGATGATATCCTCATTGGAGACCGGAGAGTGGCTAGGAAGTATCTCAGGATCATCCGAGAACTGGGTGTTGACGTCTCTGTGGGGAAAACGTATGAGTCTTTTCACCTCTGCGAATTCGCTAAGAGGCTTCTGTACCTTGGGGAAGAGATTTCTCCCTTTCCTCTTTCCGCAGTTAGTGACCGGCCTTGGAGTATTCCAACGGTCGTATCTTCTATCATGGGTGAGGAGCGTAAAGGATATATTCCCTTCCTCGGTATCCCTCATGCCGTCAGAGCACTGCAGGAATGTGCGTACTCTTACATCCCGGAGCGTCGTCTTCGGGAAGTGCGTGATGACGCCTTCCTCTGTGAACTGGGGACAAAACTCCTCTCGGGGAGGATCTCGGCTAGTGAGTATATTCTCACAGTGAGCGGAGATCCCAACCTCCGAGGGGAGGGCGACTGGGGAGAATCCCATAGGATTATCTTCGTCGCCCTTGCCCTTCAGTTCCAGAAGTCTCTCAGTGGCCATGGTAAAGCCAAGTCCCTTTGGGACAAATGGAAAACCGGCCACCGGACTGCCTATCTCAATCTTCGGAAGCGAAGTTCTCGCTCCCGTCTTGATGATAGGGGTAGATGGCATGACCTCTGTTGGCCCGAGTTTGTTGACTGTTTTCCTGTTACCCATTGTATGATGGGTTTCAATCAAATGGTCATCAATCTCGAGAATAGCACTGACACTACGAATATTACCCGGGAGACTTGGAGCGACCTCGTAAAGGGGATGCATAATCCCTTTTCCGATGAGTCGTTCGGTCTCTCGGAGAGTACTCGTAGGGCCCGTGTTAGTCACCGGCTTGGCCTCCTGATGAAGTCTCTGGTGCGTAAACCTGAGGTATACGCTGACCTCCTGTCTAAGATTACTCTTCGCCCGTTCTCCAAAGCCGGGGCCCTTATTGGGTTCCGGGCCCCAGATGGCAGGGATGCCTCTGAGGATTGGAGTAAGGAGATGATTAATCCTTATAACAGGAGAATCGGCGTGGTTACCTTCCGTCTTATCCGGGCTTATCACCTGGTTACACGGTAAAGGTACGCATTAGGGACCCGTTATCAGTCTAGAGTGCCATCTACGTGGGGGCGAGAGCATTGTATTCTCTCAC